AATTATTATTATGTAATTATGAAAAGATTGCATCTTAAAGCGCAAGTGTGGCAATTAAGAAATTTATGGAGCGTAAATTTACTTATGAAATACGATAAAATGAGTTATCGATTAAGTAAAGAGGATAAACGATGTATTCTTATAGCTTTTTATTTGTTTAACAAAGTCGAACATAGTAAAATATTAGTCGATCATGTTATCGCTGATATATTTAAATTAAAGAATCATTACTAACCCGTAGGAAGCTACGGGTTTTCTTTTATTTTGGGACAATCTAACGATTGGTCCGTACATATGTTCGCTATATAAGGGAAATTTTTGTGTGTATATTTTTGAGCTTGCATTTTAGAGCGAAGCGTTTTTTTATTTTTTTTCTTCTCTTCATTTTTCTTTCATTTTTCCTATATAGGTGAAAAATTGGGTTTCTGGTGAAGGAGGTAAGTGTTTTATATATAATTGGTCTCGGAGCTAAAGTTCGCCCCCCCTGCTTTGATTCAGGGTGTTATTCGAGGGAGAGCTGTGCCTCGAGACCGTGCAGGCACATATGTCGATGTCTGCTGTTTAATTTATAGTCTTGGGAAGACGTTAAAAGCAACCAGGAGGATTATTATGAAAAAGACAGTAACAGTAGCAATGGTAACAGTAGCAACAGCAGCAATGGTATGGTTTGCACAACCAGTGCAACCACATCACTACGAACTTCACCATGTGACTTATGGTGAAACGATGACAAGCATCATAGAAGACGCTAATCGTAACTCTGATGTCAACTACGATATCAGAGAAGCTGTTGCAACATCTGTAGCTGAATCAGCTAAGATGGAAGGAGGAGCAATAAGTCGTCAAATTAAACCAGGCGATAAGATTGCTGTTCCTATTTATAAGTAATTAGATAGGTTTAGCAACATAGTCCAGCTGTATGACTATAAACTATAGCAATATATGTTATTGTATGTCATAAGGAGGAAAAGATCATGACAACAACAATCTATTTAGACTTAGAAACATTAGTAATTGAAGAAAAAGAAAGCACAAGAGATTATATGGAACTCTTGGATTCTGCTCAAAAGTATTATGCCAAGAAAGGCATAAGAACTATGAAAGGCAGAATAGGAGATGTGTGCTTCTTGCAAGAACGAGAGTGTAGGAATGTTCTTATGCTTGCAACAATGGATGGTCATACAAAACGTGACCTTAAAACAGTAACAGACAAGATTATGTCACTGCCTTACTATGCTGTAGCACGAGGCTATATGCCGGGTATATTCCGCACATGGTCTCAGTGCAAAGATTCTACAGATGGGTTTACAGGCAGAAAGTACAAGAAATTTGCCGGTAGAGAAGCGGCTATACAGTTTATGATTGATAACGGAGCTCCATTAGTGAGCTATGATTATCTAATGAAATAAATTTTTGTCCGCAATGACATTAAACTATTTTTTATGTTTTATTCATGGAGGAGAAAAAATGAATAGACAAGTAATGAATTTCAATCTAACTCAATATGCTGAAACAGTGAAAAATCAAAAGGGAGGAAAGTGGACTCAACATTCCGGAACAAAACAGAATTTGAAGACGGCAAAAATGAGACTGTTGGTATTAACATCTAGAACATCTCATATGGCGATTGTAGGTTATAATGTAACTGGTGCTATAGAAGAATCTGATGTAGCACCAGCTGCACAAGTTGTAATCGGTGAAGGTGAGATCAGAGATCTTGATTTCGTTTATACAAATAAATCACTTTCTTATGTGGAAGATATTATACGCGATTGTATTATCATTGCGTATAATTTCGACACTGATGAGGAAGCTACTCAAACATATACTATTGAAGGTGTTGAATATGCCACTATCGCAATGTCAGCAGCATCATTGCGAAATGGCAAAAGACTCGTTGTACCAAAAGATCGCTTGGACTTCTGGATGCCAAAAATTCAAAAGGCCAATAATGGAATAGGATTCTTCGATCATATTGTTGAACTTAGCGTAGGCAAGGCAACAAAGATGTCAACCTATGCAAACTTATGGTCAGCAAATGGTCGTGAAATTGAATTGGATCTTTCAAAAGACTGTATCATGATATTTAATGATATGTCTTTAGGTAATGAATCTGAGTTAGACGGCCAGAGCTACCATAATCATTGGTGGTTCTGCCGTGAATACGGTGTGCCTACCGATGTAAATGCTTATTTACAAGTGCGTGTTAGTTCTTGTACAAAAACTGGCTCCACTCCAATGCGAGATATGAGTGGCTGGTTTCAATTGGCTGCTGAAATTGAACAAGAAAATGTTCAATCTTTGAGCCAAGTAGACAAAGGATATGATGGTCCGCAAAAGGTTTGGATTGTCGGCAATCCTGCCGGTGAATTGGTATATGTTACGGACTTTAATGGGTTCAAAGCTGTACCACAATTTATTGAGCCAACTGAAAATAAGTTTAAAGTGTTGCAAGTTATTAAGGCGACACAGGCCACAACATCTGGCCAAATGTATCAGCACGATTTTAATTCATACTCTCGTGACTGATTTAGGAGAAAAAGAAAGAGGTTAAGTATGAAGATTTTGTCTAATGAAAAATTCCAATATTTAGTAGATTTATTAGTTAGTGAAGCAGTACAATGTCTTGAGTCTTACAAAAAAGGCTCATTCGGAGGCACTGGTATTGAATGTGCAATATTGGCTGATCCAAGATTGGCTACAGATAATTATATCTTTAGCCATAAGGGCAAAGATATTGCAAAGAATGCCACAACTAGAATCAAGGATTTAAAATCTCGCGGAGATAAAGATAGCCAATACCTTCGTGCACTTGGTGATCCAGGAAAGATGTTTGGTATAAAACTCGTAAAAGATAACGAGATTTATGTTACGAATAAGAAAACATTAAGACATAAAATAGCTGTCTTGATGCGTTTCCCATGCTCATCTGCAGGTGAAATGTTGAAAGCACGTATTATTGATTTTAAAACAATCAAAAAACGTGTTGAAGCTTATGTACGTAAAGGGAAATTGAAACCATTCCAAGCTAAAATGATCTTGGATGTTTTCAAAAACTTACCAGAATCTGTATTTATTTATTCTGGTAGCACTTATGTAAAAGGCCTATTAGGTGGCATGGATAATGACACTGACGGCTGCATGGTTATGGTAGGCGAAGATTTAAAAATCTTTGAAGGCCGTAAAAGCCGCTCTGTCGATATCCCGGACGAATTAGGCGCGAATATATCTATTCGCTTTGCTAATTTATCTGAGTTGATGACAGGAGTATATTTGGCATCACTCGCAACAGGTAACACTGCTGTAGGTGTATTCTGTGTATACAACAGTTGTGCATCTACTGTATTGCAAAACCTTAAGAATAAAAAGGTGATTAAAAAGCTACAAGATAATATTTCGACTGAGTATGGTAGTGATCATGGTAATGCTCCATATGAAAGACATTACAACGATCATAGTGATCTTACTATGGACGAAGTAATGAACAAACGTATTGAGCAAATGACTTTAGATTTTGTTGGTTCTGATAGATCTGAACAATCTATTAAGAACTATTTGTTGGATTGCTTGTCTGTTGCTCCAGCAGTTATCGGTATGATTATCGATAGTGCTAAGACTGGATTGACAGTCTTTGATCCATTGTGCTTCTTACTTAAAGACATTGAACAAGCAAGACGCAATTATTCACCAACAATTATTTGGAACGAGCAAATTGCTCGTTTCGAAGTTGTTGAACATAAAGTTTTCAATAAAGAGGAGAAATAAAAATGAGAACACAAAAAGTAGAAAAAATGGTATTAAAAGATGCATTGTATGATTTGCAATTAGAAGCTGCAAATCGTGCAGTAGAATTGTTAAATAAAGAAGTAGAACAAATGGGCATTAAGCCTGGCTACAAGAAATTAGAAGCCACTAAAGGCTCTTTGTTCGAAATCTTAAACATGACGTGTGATGATTTGCGTCGTGCAAAGTCTTTATCCATTAAAGGATTTAAAGTAGAAGGCGCGTTTTCAAAAGCTAAACCATATGTTGCGAATATGATTCGCACATTCGTTGGCGAAGATAAGAACGCATTCGAAGAAAGTAAGAACGCTGGCTTCAATTTTGCCAGCACTATTCTTGAATATGAACTTATCATGGATGCCATGATGAGCGGTACATTATACCGTCAAGAGCAAGGTCTTGAACTTAAAGATTCCCCATTGTTCCGTCGTTACGATGTATTTGGCACAGATAAAATGTGCCAAAATATTGTTGACGGTGATGAGGTAGAATTCGTTAATGGCGAATCTGCTGATGGTAGATTTTTCACTGATAGAATCGTTAATGGAGTGCGTCCTGTGTTCCGTGACGACTTTGGTGGATTATTCACAGTAGTTCACTTAATGGAAGTAATTGAAGAGCCTGTAGACGAAAACAAATTTGTTGTTCGTGTTACTGGCGCTCAAAAAGCTATGGAAAATGCCAAGAATATCTTTATGGCAAAAGATCATGGCTACAAGTTCTATTTGCTTCCAAAAAGCAAAGGCGGTAAAGGTGATGGTCTTTATGTTATTTCTGAAAAGAAAGAAACAAAAGGTCAACTAGTTAAGGTATGCGATTGCGAAATCCCTGGCAATAAAACATACTTAGAAAAATTCTGCGGCGAGATCATATTGGATGAAGCTATGTTCAATACAATCGAAAAGGAAGGCTATGGTAATGATGTGCATACTATTTGCCTCCTCTGCAGAAAAGCATAGTACATCCCCCTCCGGGGCCCGTTAGGGATTAAGGCAAAAAATAACCAACGTTCTCTCCTTAGTCCTTAACGGATACGCCCCATTTCTTATTAGTAGTAGAGCAGAGCTAAAGAGAAAGCAAACGCTCCGCTACGAAATTTTATACGAGGGTAAATTTGCCCTCAGTTCTTTGTTCGTAGATAGGAGGAAAAAACTATGAACACTATCGTTATTTACGGCGCTTATGCCGAAGGTTATGTATTTAAAGGTTCTACTGAGTTAAAAGCAGTGGAACCATGTTCTTCTGTTTGTGATATAGCTGGAGCTTATGCTTCAGTTGGTATTGATATTACAGGTAGTATACCTGTAGTATTAAATTTAAATAATGGAACTGGGTTTGCGCCCGGCTTCATTGTCGGAGACGTAACCTACCTACATTTTCTATCTGGGAACATCCCAGATGATATTCTTGTTCGGGAAGCATAGCTTCCCGAATACTCTCGTTATTGGGCAAGCATCTTGCAAAAGGCAAGAGGCCTCCGGCCCGAAATCTATTATGAGGAATATTCCTCACTTTATATTTAATATTTCATGGCGACCGTTCCATGTAAAAATACCGGCAGAGGAGACTATCATGATTTCTATTATCGCAGTTCAAGACATTGGCAATTCTCGTTATATTTTCGGTTGTGCAGAAGTAGTTAACACTAACAGCTGTAAAGAAGCTGTTAAAGTTATGCGGGAACTAGAACGCAACGACCGAGAATCTGATTTCTATCTTGCAAAAGGTGACTGGAGCCATGCAGACTTCTGGCCACATAATAAAGCTTCCATTAGAAATGAGCACATTAAAGTGCTTAATCATTATAATTGCGAAGCATAGTTTATTAAGCTTTAGCTAAAGCTTAATTTTTTTAAATAAAGAACGGTGGCAGTCGCCCGCATACGGGACCATATTCGACTTCCGACGCTCATGGCATAGGGGTGTGGCCCGCGCCATTTCGTCTCTGGTCGTCGAATATTCGACTGTCACCTTTGCTATGTATTTCGGCGTAGTATTCTAGTAATTCTTTTATCTAAAATTATTTTATTATTTTATTTATTCAATCCGGCGGTATCAGTTTACTAGTATGTAACTTGCCCCGCCGGGGCGAAATTTTCTTTGAGGGAATTTTCCCTTTAATACGTTATTCTTATGAGGAGGAAATTATGAAGTACGTATTTTTCGGTAATCTTGCCGAACCTTATATTGCAAAGTGCGATAGCATTATTGATGCTATTGATTGGTTTTATATGGAAGCTAATGGTATTGCTGTTGGCTTCCGTCCTAAGTATTTAACTATACGTGGTATGAAGGTAGCACGTATGGAAACAGTTGTTAGAAAAAGTGATGGGAGTTTAAATAAAGGGATTGTTTACGCGGTCCCATTTAAATCTCTTTCACGGCTCAAACATTTGATTAAATAATGCCACTCCGTGGCGAAATCTTCTTTGAGGGAATTTCTCCATCATCTCAATTCAATATGTAGTCATAAGGAGGAATTAAAAATGATTACTATGGTTTACAATTATGTATTAAAAATGGCTGACGGCCAATATGTATCTTTGCTATCTGATGATAGCGTATTCTCTGTTTTGAAAGAGCATCCAGGTGCTCAATTTATTAGTCGCAACGAGTATGGTTACAAGGCTGTAGTTGCAGATTAATTTAATTAGGGCGTTAGATAAATGACTATTTAGCGCCCGCATCATTCGCTCAAAAAAAAAGGAGAATTATCATGAACGCAGTTAAATCTTATTTAAATCTTTGGTACGAAGTGTCCCCATGGACATATAGAATTACTTTCTTTGCACTTGGTTATAGTGTAGTATCTTTGTTTATTGTATAAGGAGGATATTATCATGTTGCAAATTATCACAAATTACTTAGACAAATTTTATGCTGAACGCCCGCTAGTATTTAGAGCGTTCTTCTTATTGGGTTTCTTCATCACTAGCTTGGTGATGATGAGTAAGAAAAAATAATCATTCAGTGTGGCAATGGAAGAAGTCGATATCACATCATATCGCTTCTTCCTTTTCTTTTTTTGCGTAATTTACGGCTTGGTACGGTACGACATTCGGTCGCCTCCGGCCCGAAATTTTCTTTGCGGGATTTACTGCTTGGATAAACGGCATAGTCTTGAGTTCCTAAAAAACCTCTTTCTGAACTCCTATACACAAACAATCCTATTCATTCAGGACTGTGCTGTTTATCCAGATAGTAAATATCTGGTTCTCCTCCTCTCTACTACAACTGTCGTCGGTGAAAACTAGACGACGGCAGTATCGAGTATACTAATTAATATAATA